CGCGCGATAGCGTTAAGCGCCTGGCGCTCTTTCTTTGGGTTCGCCATGAGCGCCAGGCGGCGTTTCAGGCCGCCCAGACCATGCAGAACGTACCTGAGTCGAATCACGTGACCGGCCTCCGGTAGGCGGCCAGCAGGAGGCGCGCGGAGTCGGACAGGTAGTTGGAGCGGTAGACCTCAGTCAGGTTCGGGGTAACGATGCGCGCCAGCCCCGCGTCTGGCCGGGCGTAGATGCTCGCCGCGGTCATGAGGATAGCCTGCTCTACCGGCTCTGGCAGGTCCTGCGGCTGCCACCCGGTCGTGTAGCTCGCCTCGACTGTTGCCCCGGGGGCCGTCTCGCCCTGGAGCCGCAGATGCCAGTAGTGCCAGCCGGTCGTGGCGGTTACGTCCGCTCCGTCTACCGTTACGCTGCTCACGCTTGTGACCGGGCCATACTCGAGGGGTACAATCCGCGCGGCCAGCCGTGTAACCACGCGAGAGGCGCGAGAAGCCAGGAGCAACGACTCCGCCCCTATGTAGCTAGCCACTAGGCTCTCTGCTGCGGTTAGAGCGGCGATGAGTGAGCTCTCGCGTGCCTCAGGCTCTTTCAGGTAGACCCCAAACCCGTCGGGCGAGAGAATCGGCACGCCACACCCCCTACTCGCGCTTGCGCCGTCCGCGCTTGGCCTGCGTCGTCCGCGGCTTCTGGGCCTGCGTCGTCTCAGGCTCAGGGGCCTGTGCGTCCAGCACCTCGAACGCCGCAGGGTTGCGCTCTACGATGGGCCTCAGCACGTCGTCCACGTCCACGATCTGACCACGGACGAGGCGGGCATAGCGCCCGTCCTCGTCCGTATAACCGATGCTCGCAGCCACGACCTTAACGCGCATCACGCGCCCCTTTAGAACGCTGGCACGTTAGTGCCTAGCACGATGAGGTCGGATTTCTTGTAGTTGATGCCCCAGCGCGCGGTGAGCGTGAACTCAACCATGCGGGTGCGAGGCTTCCATTCGGCCTCGAGCGTGAAGGCGCGCTGGAAGCGGGCCGCGAGGTTCTCTGGCACGGTCAGGAGCGCGAAGCGCCCCAGGTCCGCGCGCTCGTGCGTCATGTAGGGTGCTGGCACGATGCGGTAGCCGTAGTAGCGCAGCACCGGCAGGCCGTTGATGAGTGTTTCGTCTCCGACGCCGGTCTGCCGGTCGGCGATGAGGTCCGCGTAGGCAAGCGCGGTGTCGGGGTCCAGGAGGTAGGCCAGCGGCAGACCGCGGTAGCGCGTTGGCATGGTCGCCAGCATGCTGCGGAAAACAGCCTTCACGCTCGAGGCGCCGCTGGCGTCGAACTTAGGGACGTTGGTGTCCGCGTTGGCCGTCTGGAGCCAGCCCTGGAGCTGGCGCAGGAAGGCGTGGTCGTTCTGCGTGAGCCCGGTCGTGTCATCTTTGCCGTCGGAGTTGCTGTCGGTGATAGTCGCGGCCAGGCTGGTGTCGCCGTTGAGAGCCAGGTCCTCGGTGTCGTTGCCGAAGGCGCGGGCGAGCAGCCGTGCGACGTGCGCGCGGAGCTGCTGGCCCTCGATGTTGTCCTCCAGCGCGTTGCGGCTCACGTCCTCGGCCCAAATAAACTCCTGCGTGGTGATGGTGCGCCGCGCCGTATTGACGGCGTTGGCGGGCGCCGGAGCGTGGCCCTCGACGCCGGTCCGCATGTTACGGCGGCTGATGCCGATCTCGTCCAGATAGACGGTGTCGGCGTTGGTGCCCGCGCCGTCAATCATGCGGAGGACGACCGTCTCGTCCATCACGTAGTCCAAGAACTGCTGGGCCTGCTCCGGGCTCAGTTTACCCGCGCTGGCTAGGTCAGCGGAGCCGAAGAAACGCAGGAGCGGAGTCTGGATGCCCTTCGATTCCGCGACCTGCGCGGCAGTGGCTAAGAACGCCCGCTCCACGGCGTCTTCGAGCTGGCGCTTCTGGTCTGCAGCAGGCGGCGCGATGACGCGCTGCTTGGTCTCCCGCAGCTCCTGCTCCAGCTCCACGAGCCGGGCCTCGAGCGCGGTGACCTTGCCGTCACCGGGGTCGCGCCCCTCTTTCATCAGCTCATCCAGTTGGCTGCGGATCTCCTTGTATTTCTTGGTGAGAGGCTGGACGATGCCCTCGAGCTCGCGCTTCAGCTCGTCCGTGCCAGTGGTGTTTTTGTCCATCTCAATCCTCCAGTAGCTCATTTATGCGGCGCTTCAGGCCTCGCAGGACTGCGGCGATATCTGCCGTGTCGGGAGCCGCAGCCTCAGCCTCGCCCTTGTCCACTGCCTCCAGCATATCACGCAGCTCCTGCTCGGAATACGCCTTGAACTCGGGCGGTTCCTTGTCGAACTGGCGGTAGTGGGCCGCCAGGTGATTGTAGACGCGCCGGCGGTCCTCGTCCGGGATGTCCACCCCTCCGCGAGCCCCGAGCAGGGCTGCCATAGCAGCACGCACGCCACGCCAGACAACTGCGCCGTCCGACGGGCGGTGATGCGGCAGCCTCTGGTCGGCGAAGCGCTCCGGCGGGAGTTGCGGAGCCCAGGCGTAGTGCCGTGCGATGCGGTTTTTAGCCGCCACGCTCAGCTCGTCCCAGCTCTGGTCCGTGAAGTCGGCCAGGGTAGGCTTGCGCCAGCTCTCGCCCTCGGGCGCCGTCTCCTTGCTGATGTCCCGCGGGACGGTTCCACGCAGCTCGACCTCGCCCGCAGCTCGGGCCACGGCACGCATGACCGCTAGCGCCTCGGGGTTGCTCGGGATGGGCACCAGTGAGACGTCGAGCAGCTCTACCTCCTCGAAAACGGTAACCGCCCGGCCCTCGATAACATCCTCACGCTGGCGCAGCGGATAGAATCCGATGCTCACAGCGTTGAGGAAACCGTCCATGACAAGGCGATAAAGCATGTCTGCACGCTCGTTCACGCCCTCCGGCGTGAACTCCGCCTCGATAATGAACTGGTCGTTCTCGACCGCATGCCCCGTCACGCGCCCGATGACGTTCTCGGGGTTGGGCGCGGAGAACCCACCGTATCCGTCATGCCCCCAGAGAAACACCGGATTCCGGTCAAAGCGCTCGGTGCGAATCCCACCAGGCTCCACGATGGTGCCATGCCTGTCAACCGCCCGCGTGGACGCCACGAATCGCACGCGCCGCCCTTCGACCGCCCGCGCTCGCCCCTCGATACCTCTGCGCTCTTTCATTGCTGCTCCTCTCCTTCTGCCTCATAGTAGACCGTGCAGCGGCAGTTGATTACCTCTTCCGCCGGACCGTCAGGGTCGCCGGGGTGCATGAGTAGCGAGCCCCCGACGGTAAACGGCTCGTTGAGTGGTGCACGCTGCCCGTGCACCGCGCTATGGTCCGGCCGCGTCCGTTCGTCCAGAATCGAGCTCCACACCTTTGTGATGGGCGAGCCCGTCTCCTCGGCCATGCGTACCGCGCTCCGTTGTTTGCCCCAGTTGATGGCGCTCGCCGTCTCGGTCCTGGCGATGCGCTCCGCGCGGTAGCCCTTCCAACCGTCGTAGATGCGGGCAATGTCACGGGCGATGTCGTCCATGCTCGCGCCGCTCTTGATGCCCGTGGAGACTACCCGCCGCAACTCCTCTAGCGTCGTCTCCTGGATGTCCACGACCTTGAGCCCCGCCTGCGAGTGTGCGTAACTGGCAGCGTTGGGCTCGAAACCATACCAGGAGGGCGGATTCTCGAAGGCGAGCCCCCAGCCGCGCCGGACGGCCTCGAGGATGCTGCGCTCCAGCTCGTCCGTCCACGGCTCGCGGTAGATGCCCAGGATGCGCCGGACGGCATCGAGGAATGCTGAGAGGATGGAGTCGCCGTCGTCCGCGCGCTGCTCCAGCGCCGCGCCAGCCTCACGCCACGCCTTCAAAATGGCCTTCTGCTCCTTGCTCAGCAGGCCGCGGACGCGCGATTTTAGTGAGCGCTCAAGTGGCTCCTGCTCACGCATGTAGCGGAGAGCTGCCAGCTCAAGGTCTTTGCTCGTTGCCCGCGGCTGCTCGCGCGTGATGACCGCCCGCGCCTGCTGCCCTGCTCCGACCGGCTGCTCAACGAGCCCGGCGGGCACGAGCAGCGCGTCCTCAGGCAGCGGCTCCAACCCGGCATTCTCGCGGTATTCATTGCGCGAGACCGCGCCCGATTTGAGGCCGTGGAGCAGCCTCTGGAATTTCATGTTGGCATCATCACCGACAACGTCCGCATAACGGAAACGCAGGCCCTGGCGGTACTCAGCAGGCCAGAACTCGCGGATGACGTAGACGTTGAGGAGCTCCTCGAGCCTCCGCAGCCTGGGGGCGAGTACGTTAGCACGGTACGTTCGGTCGTTGGCATCTGCGTTGGCCCGATTGACGTCCTTGACGAGGCCCAGTTTCGACGCTGGCACGCCGTAGATGGCGAGGATTTGGTCCATTGAGACCTGCGCCAGCTCCAGGAAGCGCAGGTCGGAGAGTGGGATCCCCACGGACTGGTACGTCGTGCCCGCCCCGAGGACGGCCGGCCCCTCCTCGCCCCAGCGCTCGGAGTGGCGCTGCCGCCACTCCTCTCTGATACGCTCAGCGGTGCGCTCGTCCAGTAGCTGGTCGGTGGAGAGGATGCCCGCAGGAATGCCCGCCTTGTTGCGCACCATCTCCGCGCCGTAAGCGCGGGCGTACATGTCCAGCTCGTAGGACGCCGCAAACGCTTCGACAGGCGACGCCCCACGCCAGGCGTTGAGCGGGTGCGGGTAGCGGCTCCACGGCAGCTCCCGCGCAGGCACGATACGCAGGTCCGCCTCGATCGCAACCTGCCAGCCCCGGAAACGCCCCTGCTCGATGACCGGCTGCTGGACGTAGTAAGGCGAGAGCGGATGGATACCCACGACCCCG